TGCCTTGCTATCGACTTGTTGGGAGACCTCTCTCTCCAACTGACATTTCCGATCTCTATAAACATCCAATTGCTCACGGCCTCTTCGGCGATGAGGAATGGATCTCTGTAGACTATAGTGCTGCCACCGATAATTTATCGTGGAAGTACTCTGGTTCTATTTTTGAATATGTCATTCAAGATCTTCCTGAACTTGAAAAGAAGATAGCTCGATCTGTCCTTGGTCCTCATGACCTCTACTATCCAAAGGGTAGTCTCTCAGGAGACTCCGGAAAAGGGTATGATACTCTTCCAGCTGGCCGAATGAAACGTGGCCAACTTATGGGTTCTATTCTTTCCTTCGTGATACTTTGTCTCGCGAACTTTGGTCTATACTTACACGTTACTGAAATGTACCAATTTGATTGGCCACTATGGCAACGTGAAGAATCTGTGTTAGTTAACGGAGATGATCAATTATATCTCGCCCCCCCAATGTTGTTTCAGAAACACATTGAGGCTGGTTCTGACGTCGGTCTTGATATGACTGTAGGTAAAGCTTACCATCATACTAAGTATACGAATGTGAATTCTACCTGTGTTACATGTCCTATTGGAGGACAACCTACCCAACTTAATTTCCTAAATTCTGGCCTATTTTTCGGGCAAAACAAGGTAATGTCTAAAGTTGGTGGTTCTGGTGATGAGCTAGAAGAAAGTACTCGACCAAATATTGTCCCTATCCTCAATGAGGTATTAGAAGGGGCACTCCCTGGCCGAGCTTCGAATTTACTTTCTCTTTGGTTTTCTCACCACGACACAGAAAAGATCCGTAGAGATACCATGGTGTTACTTCCGAGACGAAAGCGCCACTATCGCAACCTCTTCTTACCTATATCTATGGGTGGGATGGGTGTCAATGCGCCTTTAGATTGGCGTTTTAAGGTTTCAAAGTTTGACCGACATTTCGCATCAGCATTTGTCCCTAAGGGTGTTGAATTACATACTAGCTTGCCTTTACCCTGTAAAGCATGCTATCTAGTGCCTAGTTTTAGTACTTTGCCTAGTCACTCTTCTCCAAGATCGAAGGAAGATTGGTTTGTTAATCTCAATGTCAATTTTAACTCTCGCCCTCGTTTATCAATATCTCGCGTCCGACAACCTGCCATCTTTGGTGGTGTTGCTCAGCTCGCATAGACATCTAGTGGGTGCTTGTCGTCCTTGTTAAGACGTTAAACTGACACAGAGGCCGCATATGCCGAAGAACTATGCATGGGGTTCGTAGACGACCAACTCGTAGTACGGGACGGTTAATCCAAAACGGTGTGAGTACATGGTACCACTTAATACTTCCGTACCAAGTAGTGAAATACCAACTGATTAAGGGGATTTCAACGGTTAACTACTAACTATTAATGAATAAAATCATACTCTATTGGAGGTTATCCGATAGGTCACTGGTCTATTTACCGCGTGATGCGATTGCATGTAGCGTAGGAAATAGTTTTGATTTAATAATGTATTAGTGCGTGTCCGTTGGAGCAAGAGTGAGAACTTCTTGTTAACTTCAGAATCCTGATAGTTAAAGCCGTACCGAGCCAGTTTCTGTATAAGGAATTGGGAGGGACATTAGTGCGAGTGCTGTCGAAGAAAAGTTGAGTATTTCGGGGGTTTCATACCACAAGGAACCTTGTTAGTAAGCATAACCGAGCTTAGGCTGAGTTATTCGAAATTACCTACGTAGTGTCGAGAGACTACACGGATTGGCGGATGAAGGGTGTCCGCGTCTAAGGATGTATAGTCCAGGAGTTCATCCTGTATCCCATACTATGAACAAAACACAAGCAAATCAATTAATGAATAAGATCCAGACTATCGAGAAACGTCTCAAGTCTAAACCCAAACAAAA